GATCATCGACAAGGCGCTGTCGATCGCCCGGCACAAGGTGGCGCTGTTGCTGCCGCTGACCTTCCTCGAGGGCAGCGAGCGCGCGCAATGGCGAGTGAACACGCCGCTCGCGCGGTTCAGGCCGTTCTCCTGGCGCATCTCGATGCCGCCCGGCGAGCTGCTGCTGAGCGGCCAGGTCAAGCCCGAGGGCGGCAAGAAGGCTTTCGCGTGGTTTGTCTGGGAGCACGGGCACGTCGGCCCTGCCGTCGAGATCCCGCTGCTGCGCGACGTTCTCGAATGGAAGGAGGCTGCATAGATGGCCGAGCTGCCCCCACCGCCTGTGCCGGGTGATTGCGATCTTCGCGGCATGGAGTGGCTGCCTTTGTACGGCAACCGGCTGTTCGGGTCGGACTTCGATGCCCACGCCAGCGACGCCGAATTTCGCGCCGGTATGCAGCTCTGGTGGGCGGCATGGAACCAGGTCCCGGCATCGAGCCTGCCAGACGACGACGTCGCGCTGTGCCGACTCGCCGGTCTTGGCCGGGACGTGAAGAGCTGGCGCAAAGTGAAGAACCGCGCCCTACATGGCTTCGGAAAGTGCGACGACGGCCGACTTTATCATCGCACACTTGCTGCATTTGCGATGGAAAGTTGGGAAAGGCGCCTCAAGGACCGTGAGCGCAAGGCCAAGTGGCGCGAGCAGCGTGAACGCCGGGAAGGCAACGACAAAACGAGAAATGCGACGGGGACACAGCAGAATGTCCCGAGGACACAAACGGGACACGACGCGGACAGCGGGCGTGACGGAACGACTGATGAGATGCGACGCGACGCGACGCGACGCGACCTTAATAATGAAGAACCTATCGGTTCTTCATTTGCGCAAACCGAGCCGAGCGTGGCGGAACCGTCTCCGGTCGATCTCGGGGAGGACGAGCTCGCGCCACCGCTGCCGCTCGATCGAAGCGACGAAGCCCGCATCGTGGTGGCCTGGAACGCGGCAGCCGACGAGGTCAACGCCGATCTGGACCGCACCGAGTGGCCGAAGGTTCAGAAGCTCGGCGCCAAGCGCAAGACCGCGGTGAAGCGGCTGCTGAAAGCCCACACGCAGGTCGACATCGAGCGAGCGTTGCAGCGGGCGATGGCTGACCCATGGGCCCGCGGGCAGACCAAGCGGCAGGCCGAGCACGCCGACTGGCATTTCAACTTCGACCATTTCGTCAAAGAGCAAACCGTCACCCGTTACCTGGAGAAACCTGATGGCGAACGTCCCCGCGACTACGGCCACGACGAACGTAGCACCGGTGCAGCTCTTGCCGGCCTCCGTGAAGAGCTGGTTGGCTGACCTCGACGCGCCTCCGCATCCCGACGCCGGCGCGCTGCCGCTGTCGTGCGCGCAGCCGTCGGAATCGGACATCCGGGGCAGCGTCATCGCGCTGGAATCGCAGCTTCGGTCGGCGCCCTACGACCACGTCGTGTTCTGCGTCGCCAAGCTGATCACCGGGTTCAACGAGCGGCTGACGAAGGACGAGGGCAAGGCTCGCGCCAGGCTGTGGTACGAGGTGATCGGAGACGTCCCGACGGATCTCTGGTCGGCGGCCACGATCGAACTGCTGCAGACCTGGAAACGCGACGAGCACTATGGGCGGGTGCCGGAAGCCTCCGATTTGCGGGCGGTCATCGAGGCCCGACTGGCCAAGCGGCAGAACGACCTGCGGCGGTGCCGGCACGCTCTCGCCAAGCAGGGAAAGACCGACACCCCGGCCGAACAGCCCATCGCGACCCGCCTCGGCCGGCTGGAGCACACGCGGGCGATCTACGTCCGGATGAAGCGGGTGGCCGACGTCGAGCGCATCGACCGCGAGATCGCGAAGGAGCGGGGCGAGGCGGCGCCCGTGGCGCCCGACATGGGAATTCCCATCACGGACGAACGCCCGCCCTTCAAGCCGAGCGGCAGCCCGTCCGCCAGGCGCTGCGCCGAACTCGCCGCAGCCCGCCACCAGAAGCGCGCACCCAACCCGACGCCGGAATGGGATGCGGTGCCGGAGGCTGCGGCGTGAGCCGCGGCAGGCCCTGGACGGCGGAGGACACCGGCCAACTGCGCCGGCTGGCGGCACGCGGCGATGACGATTGCGCGATCGGCCGCGTCATGGGGCGTCCCCGCTCGTTCATCGCCCGGAAGCGAGCGGAGCACGGGATCGAGCGCGGCATGTCGGTGGCCATGGTGGCTGCCGCGGCTCGGGTCAACATGCAGCGGCGGGCGAGAAGGGCGAGGGCGTGATGGCGATGACGAAACTCCTGCAGGGCATCATGGCGAGCGGACGCCGGGCACGGATCGAGATCAAGGACATGGGCCCGCAGCCGCCCACCGGGCACCTCACGATGCGTTGCCGGATGCTGGTCGAGGGCGACGAGGAGAGCGTCTTCGAGCTGATGTCCGCGAGCGAACTGATCGGGCTGGAGCCGCGTTTCAAGGATGCCCTGGTGCACCTGGGCGAGAACGGCGTGTTCCTGCCCTCGCTCGAGGTGGTCGACGGCAGCCGGGGCTTCGAGGCCGTGATGCGGCGGGATGCGATGCGCAAGCTGGGGCTGATCTGATGGCGAAGGCTGGTAACAGGACTAGAACAGCCACATCCGGCTCATTCAAGCCGGGTCAGAGCGGCAATCCATCGGGGCGCCCGAAGTCGGATATACGGCTCAAGGAGCTGGCAAAAGAACACACCGAGGCGGCGATTGCAACGCTGGTGAAAGGCCTCACGTTCAAGGGCGAGCGCTCCCGGATCGCGGCGGCCGAGGCGCTTCTGGATCGCGGATGGGGCAAGGCCTCGCAGCACATCGAGCTGGACGCGGGCGACGAGCTGGTCAAGCGGATGAACGAGGCGGCGAAGAAGCTCCATGGCGATGCTGGCTGAGCGGCGGGACCCTGAGCAGGAACTGATCGAGATCATCGCCGGCTTCCGGCACGATCCGCTGTCGTTCGTGCTGTACGCCTTCCCGTGGGGCTCGGAAGGGACGGAACTGGCCGGCGAGACGGGTCCGCGCCAGTGGCAGATCGACCAGCTCAAGCTGATCGGCGCCAAGCTCAAATCGGGCGACAGCGAGGGGGCGATCCGCATCGCCACCGCCTCCGGCCACGGTATCGGCAAATCGGCGCTGGTGGCCTGGATCATCCTGTGGGGCATGGCGACGGCGCCCTACACGAAGGCCGTCATCACGGCGAACACCGGCGACCAGCTCCGCACCAAGACCTGGCCAGAGGTGTCGAAGTGGTTCAACCTGATGATCTGCCGGCACTGGTTCAAATTCGAGGCCACCAGCATCGCCAGGCGTGACAGCAGCGGCTCGAAGGAATGGCGCTGCGATGCCGCGACCTGGTCGGAAAACAACACCGCCGCCTTCGCCGGCCTGCACAACAAGGGCCGCCGTATCCTGCTGCTGTTCGACGAGGCGTCGCAGATCGCCGACAAGGTCTGGGAGGTCGCCGAGGGTGCGCTGACGGACGAGAACACGGAGATCCTGTGGCTGGTGTTCGGCAACCCGACCGAGAACACGGGCCGCTTTCGCGAGTGCTTCGCCGGCGGGCGATTCTCGCACCGCTGGCACCCGCGCCAGATCGACAGCCGTGAGGTACCCGGCACCAACAAGCGCGAGATCGAGAAGTGGATCGAGGACTGGGGCGAGGATCACGACTTCGTGCGCGTCCGCGTCAAAGGGCAGTTCCCCCGGGGAGGATCCATGCAGTTCATCGACAACGAGACGGTCGAGCAGGCCGCCAAGCGCCAGCCGGTCAGCCACCTGGTGCAGCCGCTGGTGATGGGCGTGGACGTGGCCCGCTTTGGTGATGACCAGAGCGTGATCTACTTCCGTCGCGGCCTCGATGGCAGCACGCTTCCGCCCGCCAAGTTCCGCGGCCTCGACCTGATGACGCTGGCCGGGAAGGTGGCCGAGCTCGCGATGCATCACACGGTCCATGCCGTGTTCGTGGACGAGGGCGGCCTGGGCGCCGGCGTGGTCGATCGGCTGCGCCAGATCCTGCGCGGCGTGCTGGTGCTGGGCGTCAACTTCGGCGGCAAGGCCGATCGGTCGCTGATGGGCGACGACTTCCCCCTGACGGCCAACAAGCGGGCGGAAATGTGGGCCTCGATGCGGCAATGGCTGCGGACCGGCGCGATCCCGCCTGACCCCGAGCTGAAGGCCGACCTGACCGGCGTGCAGTACGGCTTCAATGCCCACAACGCCATCCAGCTCGAACGCAAGGAGGACATGAAGAAGCGCGGTCTCGCCTCGCCGGACGTGGCCGATGCGCTGGCGCTCACCTTCGCCTATCCGGTGGCTGATCTGCCCAACGATACGCCCTTCGCCTGGCAGGGCGTCGCAGCCCCGCAGGTCCAGTCCGACTACGACCCCCACGCCGATCTTTAAGATCGCGCTTGCAATTCAAAAATACACATTCCCCTAAATGAGGGCTGGCTCCACTTTGGAGATACCAGCCCTTGTGCGTATTTGGCGGCGCTCCCGCGATGTCGTCGGCCCCGGTGTCCTACCCGACACCCGCGCCGCTTCCTGCTGCCCCTCCGCCTCCGCCGACTGAGGTCGATCCGACCGTCCAGAAGGCGCGCGACGACGCCAAGCGCAAGGCCGCCGCGATGCAGGGCTATGCCTCGACGATCGCCACCAGCGGTATGGGCGACCTGACGCCCGCCAGCACGACGGCCAACGGCGGCGGCAAGACGCAGCTCGGCGCATGACCAACTGCAAGCACCTCCGCATCAACTTCGACAGCAAGTTCGCGACCCGCCCGGGCTTCAGCGAGCGGCTGTTCCAGTCGTCCGGCTACTGCGCCGACTGCGGCGCGCCGATGATCTACGAGCCCAAGCCCTCGCTGACGCTGGACGGCAAGACGCTGCACATCCCGTTCAGGATGGGCCAGCCCGACCCGATGCGGCTGTTCCCGCAGCTCGGGCCTGCCGAGCCGGTGCGCCTGGGCGGCCCGAAGCAGGGGCTGAACTAGTGCCCAAGGACGCGGCCCTCCGCAAACACCTCGACACCCGCAAGGCTGTCCTCGAACAGCGGCGCCGCTCGTGGGAACCCACCTGGCGAGAGCTGTCCCGCTTCATCGACGCCAAGCGCGGCCAGTTCTTTGTCTCGCCCAACCAGGGCAACCGCGGCCAGCAAAACAACGGCGCCATCCTCGACCCGACGGCGCTGTTCGCCAAGCGCACCCTCGTGGCCGGCCTGATGTCGGGCGTCACCAGCCCGGCGCGGCCGTGGTTCCGCCTCACCATCCCCGACCGGCAGATTGCGGCGCTGGGCCCGGTGAAGGCCTGGTTCGACGACTGCGCCGAGCGCATGCGCATGGTGTTCAACGCCGGCAACCTCTACTCGGCCCTGCCGATCATCTACGACGAGCTGGGCCAGTTCGGCGTCGGCTGCGCGATTCTCGAATTCGACCGCGAGGACGTGATCCGGCTTTACCCGCTCAGCGTCGGCGAATACTGGCTGGGCATCGACTGGCGCGGTCGCATCGACACCCTCGTCCGCGAGTTCCAGTACAGCTACCGCCAGATCGACGAGCGCTGGCCCGACCACGGCGACGCCGAGGTCACGGCCAAGATCAAGACCGCCGAGGCCGACAACGAGATCACGATCTGCCACATGATCGAGCCCAACCCGGAGCTCGACAAGGGCCGGCTCGACTATGCCGGCAAGGCCTTCCGGTCCTGCTACTGGCGCAAGGGCTCCGGGCAGGACGGCCAGTTCCTGCATCGTAGCGGCTACTCGCGCTTCCCGGTGCTGGTGCCGCGCTGGGCGCCGATCGGCAACGACGCCTATAGCCGGGGCCCGGGCCACGATGCCCTGCCCGACGTGAAGTCGCTGCAGATCTTCACCAAGCGCCTGCACAACGCCATCGACAAGCACGTCAACCCGCCGATGGGCGCGCACATCAGCCTGCGCGGCTCGGCCATGTCGTCGCTGCCCGGGGCCACCAACTTCTTCCCGACGGCGGAAAAGGGCGCCGGCATGTGGCCGCTCTACCAGACCAACCCCGGCTCGATCGAGCAGGTCCGCCGCCAGATCCTCGACACCCGCGAAACCGTCAAGTCGGCCTTCTTTGCCGACCTGTTCCTGATGTTCGACCAGATGGAAGGCGTGCAGCCGCGCAACCAGCTCGAAATCAGCACCCGCCGCGAAGAGAAGATGCAGATGCTGGGCCCGGTGCTGGAGAACCTGCACGACGACCTGCTGCAGCCGCTGGTCCAGCAGACCTTCGACATCATGACCGAGAACCGGCTGTTCCTGGAGCCGCCGGAGGAGCTGCACGGCTACCCGCTGGATGTCGAGCTGATCTCGATCCTGGCGCAGGCGCAGAAGGCCGCCGACCTGGGCAGCGTCGAGCGGCTGCTGGGCTTTGCCGGCAACCTGGCCGGCGTCTCGCCCTCGATCATGGACAAGCTCGACCTCGACGAGGCGATCGACGTCTACGGCGACAAGCTGGGCGCGCCCTCGGCCATCATCGTGCCGGACGACGAGGTCGCCAAGATTCGCGCCGCCCGCGCCCAGAAGCAGGCCCAGGCCGAGGCGCTGGCTACCGCAACGACTGTGGCCGACGGCGCCAAGACGCTCTCGGAGACCGAGACCGGCGCCGGCCGCAATGCCCTCCAATCCATCCTGGGGGTCTAGCGCATGGCCCACGACATCAACGACGCCAGGCAGGTCCGGCAGGCCGAGGCCCGGGAGAAGCGCAAGGAACTGACCGCGGCCGAGCATCTGCGGGCCGTCATGGACACCGTGAGCGGCCGGGCCGTGATGCGGGGCATCGTCGGCATGGGCGACCTGATGAGCGACGGCTACGTGGCCGGCGGGCGGGCAGCGCAGCGCGAGCAGGACCGCCTTGCGGGGCGCCGCGGCGTCGCGGTCGACGTGCTCAGCCGGATCAACGCCGTCTGCCCCGAGCTGGGCGAGCTGATGCTGCGCGAGGGCCACGAGGCCGAGAAGCGCGAACGCGAGGAGGCGGAAGCCGCCGGCCTCGAATCCACCACCGACCAACCGGAGAACACCGATGGCTGAGCAAGCCGATCTCGCCCTGGACACCCCGAAGGCCGATGCCCCGGTCGCGGATGCCCCGAAGGTGGAGGCGCCCAAGGCCGACGTGAAGGCCGATGCGCCCAAGGAAGACGCCCCGAAAGCTGACGCCCCCAAGGCGGATGCGCCGAAGCTCGACAAGGACGGCAAGCCGATCGAGGCCAAGGCCGACGCTCCGAAGGCCGACGACGCGCCCGCCGACTACACCGTCCTGAAGCTGCCCGAGGGCTACAAGACCGACGACCTGGTGTTTGCCGAGGCAGTCAAGCTGTTCGAGGGCGACAAGCTCACGCCCGAACAGGCGCAGCGGTATCTCGACTTCACGGTCGAGCGCGACAAGAGCATCGCCAAGGCCGTCAACGACGCCAACGCCGAAGCCTTCAAGAAGACGCAGGGCGAGTGGAAGGCCGCGGCCGAAAAGCAGCATTCCGCCGAAGACCTCGGCATCGCCAAGACGGCGATGAGCACGATCTTCGACAAGGAAACCCTCACGCTCCTCGAGTCGTGGGGGCTCACCAATCATCCCGGCGTCATCGCCGGGGCCGTGAAAGTCGGCAAGGCGATCAAGGACGACACGTTCGTGAGCGGCAATGCCGCGATCGGGAACGGCGGACGAGACGCGAAGTCCCTTTACCCGAACAGCAACATGAACTGACGGAGACATCGCAATGGCAACGCTAGCCGTAACCAACCCGACCCTGGCCGACTGGTCCAAGGTCGTCGACCCCAATGGCAACATCGCCCAGGTGATCGAGCTTCTGGGGCAGATGAACGAGATCACCGAAGACATGGTGTGGACGGAAGGCAACCTGCCGACCGGCCACCGCTCCAGCGTCCGCACCTCGCTGCCCTCGGGCACCTGGCGCCGGCTGAACGAAGGCGTCGCGCCGACCAAGTCGACCAGCACGCAGATCACCGACTCCTGCGGCATGCTGGAGACCTACTCGGAGATCGACAAGGCGCTGGCCGATCTCAACGGCAACACGGCGGCCTACCGGCTGTCGGAGGATCGAGCCTTCCTCGAGGGCCTGACCCAGCAGCTCGCCGCCACGGTGTTCTACGGCAACACCGGCACCGACCCGGAGCGCTTCATGGGTCTGGCGCCGCGCTACAACACGACCTCGACCGGCACGTCGCAGACCGCCAACAACTTCATCTCGGGCGGCGGCTCCGGCTCGGACAACCTGTCGATCTGGCTGGTGGGCTGGGGCGACCTGACCTGCCACGGCATCTTCCCCAAGGGGTCGAAGGCCGGCCTGACGATGCAGGACCTCGGCGAGCAGACGATCCTCGACGCCAGCGGCAACAAGTACCAGGGCTATCGCACCCACTACAAGTGGGACGCGGGCATCACGGTGCGCGATTGGCGCTATGTCGTGCGCATCGGCAACATCGACGTGTCGGACCTCGCGGGCGCCAGCCCGGCCGACCTGCCGAAGCTGATGATGCGGGCGATGGTCAAGATCCCGAACATCAAGATGTGCCGGCCTGCCTGGTACATGAACCGCACCGCCAAGATGTGGCTCGACATCCAGCGCAACATGGGCCCGGGCACCAGCACGACCCAGACCACGAACTCCAACGTGCGCCGCACCCGCGACGAGAGCGACGCCCATTTCTTCAACTCGTTCGGCGGTGTGCCCATCCGCATCTGCGACCAGCTCACGCTGGCCGAAGCGACCGTGTCGTAACGGCAGCCAGGAAAGGAAACAGAACCATGTATATCGACAAGCTCGCCCAGTTCTCGGACGCCCAGGCGCCGACGACGGGCACCACCGCCTCGACCAACGTCGTCGACACCGGCGTCGCGGGTCGCGGCATCGGCAGCGGCGAGCCCGTGTGGCTCGTCGTCCAGGTCGTCACGACCTGCACCTCGGGCGGCTCCAACACGACCCAGGCCGTGTTGCAGGACAGCGCCGACAACAGCTCGTTCTCGACCGTGCTCTCCGGCGTCGCCACCGCGGTGGCCTCGCTGGTGGCCGGCTACAACCTGCTGCGCGTCGCCCTGCCGCTCGGCCTGCGCCGCTACCTGCGCGTGGCCTACGTCATCGCGACCGCCGACCTCACCGCCGGCGCCTTCGATGCGTACCTGACGCACGACATCCAGGACAACGTCGCCCAGGCGTCGGGCTTCACGGTCTAGGAGAGCTGACCCATGGCAAAGGACAAGACCCCCGAAAAGGAACTGTGCGACGGCGGCCTCTACGAGGTCGTCGATCATCCGTTCTACGACGGCGTGAAGCTCCACCCCGTCGGCACCCGCATCAACTGGGCGGGTCCGCCCAGCCTCGCGCTGATCAAGGTCGGCGGGGAGATGCGCAAGAGCACGACCACGGCCCCGCTGTTTCCCGACCCGCTCGCGGGCCGCGGCGACAAGGCGAAGGTCGTGGCCGGCAAGCCGCTCGAGCCGGTGGTCCTCGTCCAGTGACCGTTACCGGGGCCGGTTCTTCGGAGTCGGCCCCGGGCCTTTTTTCAGGAGCCAGTGAATGACCAGCATCACCCGCGACATTCTCGTGGACGGCACCAAGGTGTCGATCGCCGAGCGCGACCCCAACCAGGCCGCCAGCCCGCGCTGCTTCCACACCGGCGACCTGCCGGCGCGGGTAACGACCGACGGCACCGACACGACGCCCGTTGTGACCGAAACCTACCTAGCCGAGGTCTACATCGGCGAGACCATGACCGTGACGGGCATCGGCCTGTTCAACGGCTCGGCCGCCGCTGGCAACGTGACGCTGGGCCTCTACGACTCGAGGGGTAAGTTCCTGGGCAAGACGGCCAGCACGGCCCAGTCCGGCACCGATGCCTACCAGAAGATCGCGCTGGCCACGGCGCTCAGCCTGCCGGCCGGCACCTACTACGTGGCCGCCCAGTTCGACAGCACCAGCGCGCGCTTCAACAGCCACGTCATCGGCGTGTTCGGCGCGGGCAAGCTCACCGGCCAGACCTACGGGACCATGCCGGGCGCCACGATGCCCACCACCTTCACGACCGGCCTCGGGCCGATCGCCACGCTCTACTGAGGAGCCGACCGATGGCCAGCATGGAACTGACGCCCGAGCAGTCGAAGGAAGAGGGCATGGAGATGTCCGACTACCGCCCGCGCTGGGCGGTGTCGCAGCTCTACCTCGGCGACGATGCCCTGCAGGCGCTGGGCATCACCGAGCCGCTGAAGCCCGGCACGATGGTGGCGCTGAACTGCGTCGCCAAGGTCGTCTCGGCCGAGCTGCGCGAGGACCAGCAGGGCGAAAGCGAGAACTGCATGTCGATCCAGATCACCGACATGGATCTCGCGCCGCAGGCCAAGACGGTCAACGCCGCGGCCATGTACCCGAACTCGAAGATGGAGAGCTGACATGCTCCGCGGATTCGCCTCGCCCAGCGCCTCGTTCACCCGGCCGGCCGATACCACGGCCTATTCCGTCGGCGACCTGGTGGCCAACAGCACCACGGCCGGCTCGGTCGTGCCCCTGTCCTGGCAGCCCAACCTGCAGCGCGCCGGCTTCCGGGTGAAGGGCGTCCGCCTGCGCTTCGACAAGAGCGACGTCGCCAACGCCCAGTTTCGCGTGCATCTCTACAGCGCCCTCCCGACTTTCGTCACGGCCGGCGACAACAGCGCCTTCGCGACCGTCGTGGCCACGGGCTACGCCTCGTGGCTGTGCAGCCTCGACGCGACCCTGGTGTTCAAGGATGCCGCCGGGGCCGCTGGCGTGGCGCTGCCGGGCTCGGCCGTGATCCTGCCGCAGGCGCTGGATGCCGGCGCGACGGTCTACGGCCTGATCGAGGCGCTGGCGGCCTACACGCCCAAGAGCGCGAGCGTCATCACCGCTGCCCTCCTGACCGAGCTGCTGTGAGCCATGAGCTGGCGCGACTTCTTCGACCAGTACGCGGAGACGCTGGGAATCGCGCTGGTGTTCGGCTTCGGCGGTTCCGGCTTCGTGCTGTGGCTGGGCGCCAACCGGCAGCCGATCACGCCGGGGCAGGCGCTGTCGGCGATCTCGGCCGCCCTGCTGGTGACGGCGATCGCCACCGCCTTCGTGCATGGCTACCTCGGCTGGAACATCTTCCTGGCGCCGTTCGTGGGCTTCGTCTGCGGGCTGGTCGCGCTGCCGATCATCCGCGCCGTCATCAAGGGCGGCCAGCGCGTCGAGACCCGCGCCGACGACATCACGGACGGCGCCATCGATCGCGTGGCGGGCAAGAAAGGCGACGCATGAGCGCCCAGGACGCCCTCTGGCAGATCCCCAACGCCTTCGGCGGCGCCTGGTGGGTGCTGTCCGCCCTGATGGCGGGCACGGCGGCGCTGATCATGTTCGCCACCATGATCCTGCACCATCCGTTCTCGGCGCTGCTGGTGGCCCGCATCCTGATCGTGGGCAGCCTGGTGGCCTTCGCCATGGCGCCGCTCAACTCCGGCTGGGTGCCCTTCGGCGTGATGCTGGCGAGCGCCGGCGGCCTGATGGCCTCGATCCTGATCGCCACGAGGTGGTGCGAACGCCCGGACCAGAGCCTGACCATCGGCCGCGCGCTTCTCTGTTGGCTGCGCCGCCACCTGTACGACCCGCTGCACGGGACGGAGGACGCCGGCGATGATTGATCGGGACAGGTTCTTCGTGAAGGCCCGCGCCAATCCCTTCGGCGGCACGATGAAGCAGGGCCAGGTCGACGGCTGCAACGCCATCCTCGATGCCTGGGAAAGCCGGCCGGAATTCACCGATCGCCGCTGGCTGGCCTACATGCTGGCGACGGCCAAGTGGGAGACGGCCCACACGATGCACCCCGTCGAGGAATACGGCCACGGCGCCGGCCAGCCCTACGGCGTGCCCGATCCCGTCACCGGCCAGATCTACTACGGCCGCGGCTACGTGCAGCTCACCTGGAAGACCAACTACCAGAAGATGGCGGCGCTCACCGGCGCGGACCTGGTCAACGTCCCGGCGCTGGCGCTGGACCCGAAGCTGGCCGCGCTCATCATGTTCGACGGCATGAAGGGCGGGCTGTTCACCGGCGTCGGCCTGCCGCGCTACTTCGACGACACGCACGACGATCCGGTCAACGCCCGTCGCATCATCAACGGCACCGACCATGCCGACGACATTGCCCGCATCCACTACGGCTTCCTGGGGGCGCTGCTGTGATGTCGTGGCTCAAGATCGGCCCGTGGCTGGCGCTGGCTTTCGCCGGCGTCGTCATCTGGGGCCTGTGGGAGAGCAACGCCGCCAAGGACGTGAAGCTCGCCGCGGCCAACGCCGTCATCGAGCAGCGGGAGAAGGATGCCAAGGCCAATGCCATCGCCGTGGCCCAGCTCGCCCAGAAGCTCGCCGATACCGAAACCAAGGTCATCACCGTCACGGAGAAGATCTATGCCGCTCCGATCACACGCGAGTGTGCTGCCAGCCCTAGCATGCGGGCTGCTTCTGACGGCGTGCGCGCCATCATTCATGGTGGTCAAGCCGGAGATCGCGCCCAGCCTCCTGCTGCCGTGCGTTGACCCGATGCTGGCTCCAGAGAACCCCTCCGACAACGAGCTGGCGGCGGAACGCATCCGCGTCGCCAAGGCCTATGCCGACTGCCGCGACAGGCATGCGGCCCTCGCCAACCGGGTGAAGTGACATGACCACCGACGCCGACATTGCCAACATGGCGCTCGCCCGGCTCGGCACGCGCGCCACCATCGCCAGCCTGACCGAGAATTCGACCGAGGCCCGCGTCATCAACACATGGTACGCCACGGTGCGCGATGCCCTGCTGGGCCAGATCGACTGGAGCTTCGGCCGCGTGCGCCGCGTGCTGGCCTCGTCCGGCACGCCGCCCGCCACCTGGTCCTACAGCTACGCCTATCCGTCCGACGCCCTCAAGATCTGGAAGATCGATATCGGCCCGACCGCCTGGTACGCGGGCCAGCCTATGGAGCCGCTGTTCGAGATCGCCTCCGACGGCACGAACCAGATGCTGTACTGCAACGACAGCCCCGTGACCGTCATCATGTCGGAGCGCGTCACCGACCCCAGCCGCTTCCCCGCGGCCTTCGTCCGGGCCTTCGCCGATCAACTGGCGGCCGAGATCGCCCTGCCGATCACCCAGAAGCAGGACCTCGCGGCCCGGCTGGCGACGATGGCCAGGGCAACGCTGGAAAGCGCCATGTGCGATGCCGCCAACGAACAGGTCAGCAACGACCGTGAGCGCAACGCCGAGAGCATCGCCGTGCGCGGCTACGACTACACCTACGACGACTACAGGCGGCCCGTCTGATGCCCACGCCGGTCGTCCTGCCGAGCTTTGCCGCCGGGGAGCTTTCCCCCGCGCTGCACGGCCGCGTCGACCTGGCCAAGTACCAGGTGGGTCTCGCGACCTGCCTCAACTGGTTCATCCACCCGTTCGGGGGCGCCAGCACGCGGGCCGGGACCGCCTTTGTCGGCGAGGTCGTGGGCTCGACCCAGCAGTCGCGGCTGATCGGCTTCCAGTTCAACCAGGTCCAGACCTACGTGCTGGAATTCGCCGACCTCAAGATGCGCGTCATCAAGGATGGCGGCTACGTGCTCGAGGCCGCGTCCACCATCACCGGCATCACCCAGGCCAACCCGGGCGTGGTGACGACCAGCGGCGCGCATGGCCTCTCCAACGGCGATCACGTCTGGATCGAGGGCGTGGCCGGCATGACGCAGGTCAACCGTCGGCGCTTCACCGTGGCCGGTGTGGGCGCCACCACCTTCCAGCTTCAGGGCGTCGATACCACGGCCTATTCGACCTGGACCTCGGGCGGCACGGCGGCGCGGTTCTATACCGTCACCACGCCCTACGCGGCGGCCGATCTGGCGCTGCTGAAGTTCGTGCAGAGCGCGGACACGATGACGATCACCCACCCGGGCTACGCGCCGCGCAACCTGACCCGGACCGGCCACACGTCCTGGACGCTGACCTCGATCACCTTCGCCCCGGTCCAGGCGGCCCCGACCGGCCTCGCCAGCACGGCGGGCGGCGCGGGCTTCGACTATGTCCTGACGGCGGTGAACGACACGACCGGCGAGGAAAGCCTGCAGAGCGCCACGGTCTCGGCCACCACCCAGACCTCGACGCTGACCTGGACGGATGCTGCCGGCGCCACGACCGTCAATGTCTACAAGAAGCGCAACGGCATCTTCGGCTTCATCGGCCGGGCAGGGCTCGGCGCCACGGGCTTCACGGACAACACCATCACGCCCGACACGTCCGACACGCCGCCGCTGCAGAACAACCCTTTCGCCAGCTCGTCCAACTATCCCGGCTGCTCGACCTACCACGACGGCCGCCAGTGGTACGCCCGGACCGACACCAAGCCGCAGACGCTCTACGCCAGCTCCTCGGCCAACTTCGCCTCGATGGCGACGGCGACGCCGACCAAGGACAGCGACGCCATCACCCGGACGATCGCCAGCCGCGAGGTCAACGAGATCAGGTTCCTGCTGTCGCTGAACGTGCTGCTGACCTTCACGTCCGGCGCGGTGTGGAAGGGCTGGGCGGGCGCGCAGGCCGACGTCATCACGCCGGCCAACATGAACATGAAGCCGCAGAGCTACGACGGCATCGCCCAGGTCCCGCCGATCGCCACCGAATCGAGCGCGCTCTACGTCACCGCCTCGGGCAAGAAGGTCCGCGACGTGGCCTATGAATTCGCAACCGACAGCTTCCAGGGCCGCAACCTCGCCATCCTCGCCAGCCACCTGTTCGAGGGCAAGACGATCGCGGAATGGGCCTATGCCAAGGATCCCGACGGCATCGTCTGGTGCGTCCGCTCCGACGGCGTCCTGCTGGGCTTCACCTACCTGAAAGAACACGACGTCTATGCCTGGTCGCGCCACACCACCGACGGCACGGTCGAGAGCGTGGCAGCCGTCCAGGAGAACAACGAGACCATCCTGTACGTGGCCGTGAAGCGCACCATCGGCGGCGTCACCAAGCGCTATGTCGAGCGCATGTCGAGCCGGTACTTCGCCGACGTCTACTCCTCGTGGTGCGTCGATTCGGGCTATCGCTACGACGGCTGGAACGCCGACACGACGAAGTTCCTGACCATCTCCGGCGCCACCTATGGCCAGAGCGACACGGTCACGCTGTCGGCCACCGGGCACACCCCGTTCACCGCGGCGTCGGTCGGGACGAAGTACATCCTGCGCAGCGGCCAAAACCAGGTCACGGCGACGGTCACGGCCTATTCGACCGCGTCGAGCGTCAGTGCCACCCTCGACTACGCGGCACCCTCGGCCGTGCAGGCGACGGCGATCTCCGACTGGGCGCTGGCGAGCCTCACCCTGTCCGGCCTGTGGCACCTCGAGGGCAAGACGGTCTCGATCCTGGCCGACGGTTCGGTCCAGCCCGCCGCCACGGTGGCCAACGGCACGATCACCTTGCCGCGCGCCGCCGGGCGCATCCTGGCCGGCCTGCCCTACACCTGCGACCTCGAGACCCTGAACATCGAGCAGGGTCAGCCCACGCTGCAGGGCCGCTACAAGCGCATCGGCGAGGTGGTGCTGCGGGTCAAGGACAGCCGTGGCCTCAGCGTCGGCCCGACCTCCGACCGCCTCGTCGACATCAAGGAACGCGCCAACGAGAACTACGGCTATCCGACCCTGCTGGCGACCGGCGACGAGCGCGTCCTGATCGATCCGTCATGGAACAGCAACGGCCGCATTTTCGTGCGCCAGGCCAATCCGCTCCCCGCGACCGTCGTCGCCATCATCCCCCGACTTGAAGTGGGCGAATAACCATGTCCCTCAGCACCACGGCCAACAAGGTCATCCACAGCGGCAACGGCGCCACGACCGTCTGGCCCTACACCTTCCCGATTCCGGATGCCTCGTACCTGTCGGTGATCTACACCGATGCGAGCGGCGTCGAGACGACCCTGTCGGCCAGCCTCTACAGCGTCACCGGCATCGGCACCCTGACGGGCGGCAACGTCACCTATCCGCTCAGCGGCTCGCCGATCGCCACGGGCACCAAGCTCACCATCGTGCGCACGGTGCCCTACACGCAGACGACCGTGCTTTCCAACCAGGGCGGCTACTACCCGGAGGTGGTGGAAGCCCGCTTCGACCTGCTCACCATGGCCCTGCAGCAGCTCGCCGAGATCGTGAGCCGTTACACCGTTTCCAGCATCAGCAACCCGGCGACGGAGCAGAGCAACTATGCCCTGATCCAGGCGCTGCAGGCCTCGATGACGGGCATCGACAAGATGACCACGGCGGGCGACCTGCTGACGCACACCGGCTCGGCCTATGCCCGCCTGGCGCGAGGCGGTGCGTCGCAGTTCCTGGGCGTCTCCGGCACGGCGCTCGCCTGGCGCGACATCATCCTGCCGAAGATGCATATCTACGGCCTCACCCTCGCCAACAACGGGACCGACGCCACGAACGATCTCGACATCGCGGCCGGCGGCTGCATGGACGACACGCACGCCGACTGGATACAGATCGCGGCCACGACCAAGCAGACCGATGCGGTGTGGGCCGCCGACAACGGCGCCACGGCCACGGGCGGCCTGGATCTGATCGGCTCGGCCGGCAACAACGAATTCTACGTCTGGGCGATCAAGAACCCGACGACGGGCGCGACCGGCACGCTGCTGTCGCTCTCAGCAACGGCGCCGACGATGCCCAGCGGCTACACGCTGAAACGCCTGGTCAACTGGGTGAAGCGTAGCGGCGGCGCAGTTCTTCCGCTCTATCAGATGGAAATGTCGGGAGGCGGCCTGCGTTTTCACTATGTGACGCCAATTGCGGACGTGGCGCTGGCCAACACGCTTACATCAACGCGACGCACCGACACGCTGTCCGTTCCAAAGAACTTCTCGGTGCTAGCGCACGTCCGCATTCTGCTCGCCGATGGGGCGACTGCGGCGTCGTCGATCGTGACCAATCCAAGCGAGGTCGATCAGGCGGTCGTTCAAACAGCAGCGGTCGGCCTCGCCTCCATCGGCATCAATCTGTCCACGGCATTCATGGCATCGATGGACGTTCTGACAAGTGCCGCAGGGGCAATTGCCGCACGCACTCTCGCGGGCGTGACGGTCGATAGTTACGGCGTAATGACGTTCGGCTTCACGTGGTCACGGAGGTAGCGATGCCGTTCCCCGAAAACATCCCCACCAAGTTCGTCCTGCGCGACGGTGCCGGCAAGGTCTGCGGTGTGTTCGCCAACCGGCAGGAGGACGCCACCGAAGAGCTGGCCGCCGACGATGCGGAGATCGTGGCGTTTTTTGCGCCAAAGCCGGCCGACGACGGTCCGGACAAAGAGCGGGCTCTTCAGCGACGCCGCGCCGACGATCTCGCGAAGAGCCCGAACATCGACGACAAACTCGAAGCGCTGCGCATCCGTCTTGAGCTTCTGGGAGGCTGACATCGAACTGCTGGCAGGAGTTTCCTGATGCGCTACACCATCCTTCCCGCGACCGAGGCCGATGCGCTCGAGCTGGCGCCGCTGTTGCGCGCGCCCGACCGTGCCGAGATCGAGCGGCTGCTGGGCCCGGGCGATCCGGCCGCCGCGCTGCTCGACACCTTCCGGGGCGCGCGCGAGGCCTGGACCGGCCGCGCCGACGGCCAGATCGTCGGCATGTTCGGCGTCAACCCGGCCACCCTGATCGGCCGCATCGGCGTGCCGTGGATGCTGGGCTCCGACCTGGTGCCCGTGCATGGCCCGTTCTTCCTGCGCGAGAGCAAGCGGGCGGTGCCGCGGATGCTGGCGCTGTTCCCCTCGCTCTGGAACGTGGTCGACGCCACCTACGCGCAGGCGCTGCGCTGGATCGCCTGGATGGGCTTCACCATCCACCCGGCGCAGCCGCTGGGCCATGCCGGCGCGCCGTTCTGCCCGTTCAGCCTGGAGGCGGCATGA